ATCATTGAGACAGGCATTGAGACAGGCATTGAGACAGCCTCACCTATCATTGAGACAGGCATTGAGACAGGCATTGAGACAGCCTCACCTATCATTGAGACAGGCATTGAGACAGGCATTGAGACAGCCTCACCTATCATTGAGACAGGCATTGAGACAGGCATTGAGACAGGCATTGAGACAGGCATTGAGACAGCCTCACCTATCATTGAGACAGGCATTGAGACAGCTGTGCAAGAATCCAATCTATTAAAGGAAGTCGGTCTCACACCTGACTGGTGGAAAGAGGCGTTTAAGCAGGACCCAAAACCTCAGCCGGAAGAAAATCCCTATTTTGAAAATGACCCTGAAGATGTCCGCCGTAAGAAGCTCAAGGAGCTGGAGAACGAGAGAAAGAGAGTGGAAAAGAAGGTCGAGAGAAAGAAGGAATTCGAAAGACAGGGACTTACCGTCTTTGAGACTTACAGCGGATTCGCCTCCTACTGTGACACTATTTTTAAAAGGTTCAAAGGTAAGGTTCACAAGAACTACGACTGGGTGAAGGTGTTGAGGGAGTTCAAGATATATATGGGAGATTTGGAGACAAGCAACGAATTCGTATGGTTCAGCAATTACCTATCGGAAAGAGGATACGACCCACGTCCGCCCTATGAGATTACGGAGGAACTGAACAGGGAGCAGCATAAATATATGGTTGAAAGAGAGGAAAAGAAGAGAAACGAGTACCTTGACACACACGAGGACACCATTGAGAACAGACTCGAGTTCCTCTATCAGTTCATACCCGAACGTTGTGACTACGAGGAGTCGAAGAAGAGAATAAATAAGGTTTACGGAGAAAGAGTGAAGAACTTCACATTGAAGGATATGATTGAGAATCCGGACAATATGAGAGCTGCTGTGAGAGCTGTAATATAAAATTTGATGAGTAATAAAAAGATTAAAATTTCCAACTCATTTCCTTAAAAAAATGTTAAGACAAAAGTTAAAATTAAAAAGAAACTGAAGACTTTCGAAAAATTATAATATCTTCGTAAAAAGAAGAAAAATAACGAAAAAATAAAATTAGTAACAAATTAAAAATTAGAAAAATGAAAACATCTGAATTACAGAAAAGATTCGACGAGTTGAATAAACTCTATTGGGACGGTAAGTTTGACAACAAGGTCAAGGCGGTAAAACCACGTGTCAGAACAGCGGTCAGCTGGGACCGTAAAAGAAGAACTTTATTAGTCGATAACTGCTACAATCAGGAAACGGTTGATTATATTCTCCTTTCTATGTTGTGTATGGAGGCAAACGGCAGGGAACATTTCCTTGATGAGGCCGATAGGATTGAAGAAGTCAGTCACGGCAAGTATCTCTCCGATAAAATCGTTTTCCCACGGGATGAATATTAAAATTAAAGATATGAGAAAGTTAAAAAAATTCTTCATTAAGTTCATTCCATTTGAATTTGTAGTCGGATTCATTTTATCGGCTGTGTTTTAACACTGCTGTTCCTTTAACTACTGACCGCCACCTATCAAGGATGGCGGTTTTTGTTTCACATAAATAACTCATATAATCAATGGGTTATTAATGAATTCAAACCAACAGTTAAAAAGACGGTTCAGGGCGAGCAAGGCGTGGAGGTTCTTCCGTCTGATGGTGAAGAAACACTGCAAGAACAAGGACGTATTGACACTCCGTCCGCTACTAACCGGGTTCCAGTGCCACCATTTGGACCAGAGGGAGGAGAACTACACGAAAATAGACGATGAGACGAGGTTCATCACCCTAAACAAGCAGAGTCACGATGTGGTCCATTTCATTTGGCGCTATTACGTGAAGGATGAAACTATCATCGACCGGTTAAAAAATATACTTGATGATATGAAACAAAAATCAAACGACTGATATGATATATCTGATTTCAGGGCATAGCGGAGAAGGAACCGGAGCAGGTTCCTCGTTCCTTGATGAAGGAACTGAAACGATAGTACTCCGTAACCTCATCTGCCTTAACCTTACAAGGAACGGATTTACGGACTACTATACTGATGACGATAATGACAATCTGAACACAGTCATTTCGAAACTGAAACAGAAAGTAAAGAGGGATGATGTTCTAATCGACATACATTTCAATTCTGCTTCAAAGGAGACCGTTACAGGAACGGAAATCTTTATTCCGACTGATTATACAGAGAAAGAGAAATCTCTTGCAGAAACACTTTTAAAAACGGTCTGTGACACATTAGGCACGAAGTCAAGGGGAGTGAAGGTAGAAAATCAAAGTCAGCATAGCCGATTGGCTATTTTGCACCTTCCTTGTCATACATTACTGGTTGAGGTATGTTTCCTCACTAATAAAGGAGATGTTTACCGCTATAAGGAAAATCGTGAGAAGTTAGCGGAGAAAATCTCTATACTAATAATAAAAGACTTATATGACAACAGATAGGAAAAGGAACGAGTTCTGTTCCGACCCGAATAATATAAAGCCCGCTGAAAAGTACATAGTGGAGAGTGAGAACTACGAGGGCATATACAGGATAAAGGCCACCGACCCGCTTGTAAAACTCGAGAGAGCCGACAAGTCGATTTACAGGAGCGGAGACGGAAAAATATCCCTTGAACTTTATTGTCATCTGATAGCCACGTGGTTAATGTTAAATCCACAAATGATTTCTGTATCAGAGTATTACCAGTACCCGAAAGACAACGCTCCCTATCTCTATACATTACAGCAAGTTATGGAATTTGACTCTGACGAGATATACTGCATATTGCAGGAACGCATCAAGACAATGATGTTAAGGGGAAAGATAGGTCGTGAGGCCGCCTTAGCCGTCCTCAAAGAGTGCTACGGCTGGTCTCGTGACGATACGAATGTCAACCTGAATATACAGCCGGAAGTATCCTTCAAGTTCGGTGGGGCTATTCCGGTTGAAAAAAATACTTAATATAAAGTAGTTGTTTCAAATGGGAAAGATTATAGCTCAATGGTATAAGGACGGAAGTCGGAACTGGAAGATTTCATTCTATCTTTCACAGGGTGTCTCGATAATTCTCATACTCATAAGTTTCTTCATCCCGCCCGCCGGAGTGGTGGACTCAAGTGTATTCGCCGCCACCGGTATCATAGCATTCTATCCCTCACTCTACTGTTTCTACGAGATAATGAAGACGGGAAGGAAGGCAAGCATAACGAAGGGGGATTTGAGTATGAGTGTAGGAGAAGAAAAGTCCGAATAACCAATTTTCATTCTTCATATTGTTAGGCCCGGCCGTATTCGGTCGGGTTTTCTTATTCTATACTTATAATAAATGCAACTTGCACATAAATACTTACGAGAGAAGTTGAAAACTTTTGTTGAATATAACTAAAATATATAATATATGAATTACTTTTTTATTGAAAACACATATAGCGGTAACAACCTTGTTACCTTGACTGTGGATAAGACCGACAATCCGTCAGTGACTTCCGGCTACGCCACACAGGTGGAATATTCGAAAGACGGTACGAACTGGACCACGTGGACGTTAGACAGTAACCGCTCTATCGGATTGAGTGCCGGAGAGAAGGTTTATTTCAGGAACAACAACAATAACTACTGGAGTAATTATGATAGTTCAATGTACCGCTGCTACACATTTACAGCGAACCAGTCACACAATGTAGGTGGTGATTTGAATAGACTCTCTAATGGAAGTAACGCTAATTACGCAAGACTTTTCAAAGGTGACAACACCCTTGTGTCGGCAGCCGATTTGGTTTTACCTTCTTCTACTAGTTCTTACTCGCTCTATCAGATGTTCTACGGATGTACTCATTTGACATCAGCCCCTACTTTAATGGCATCTTCCCTGTCGACCAGATGTTACAAGGAGATGTTCTACAACTGTTCGACATTGACTTCCGTAAGGAGCAAGGCACAAAGTATTTCAGCTACCGACTGTCTTCAAAACTGGCTCTCCGGTGTTTCGGCTACCGGTACCTTCTATAACGACAGTGACATCACATATCCGACCGGTGCAAGCGGTATACCGTCAGGTTGGACGGAGGTTGGACCGGATTACTTCTATATACAGAACACCGGTTCGACAACGGGTAATGTCATGTTGAGTTGTGATGTTACGTCAGATGACGGAGCACTTCCTCCTTGTGCAGATACGGTGGAATATAGTACTGACGGTGTTAACTGGACATTGGAAACTCTTATCGACTACGACGAAGAAACGGGAGAACCTTATGGTAACAGTATTAGTTTAAATCTCTCACCTAACCAGAAGGTTTATTTCCGTAATTCAGGTGGTAACTGGTCGGGATATATGGAAAACATAGTTGAGGAGTACGACGAAGAAACAGGTGAAACGATAGAAGTAACATATACAGATGCTGTATCTAATATATTCTATGGTGTAAACTCGACATTTACAGTCGGAGGCAATGCAAAAACACTCCTCGACTACACCAACTTGAATATAACTATTGAGGAGTATTCGTTTAACTATCTATTCAATGGTTTCACCACACTGACAGACGCAAGCAATCTTACTCTACCGGATATTACACTTGCAAATAATTGTTATAACAGTATGTTCAACGGCTGTACTTCCTTGACTTCCGCTCCTTCATTGCCGGCAACCACACTTGCAGATAGTTGTTATCAGAATATGTTCAACGGCTGTACTTCCTTGACTTCCGCTCCTTCATTGCCGGCAACCACACTTGCAGATAGTTGTTATGAGAGTATGTTCTACAGTTGTAGTGCATTGAATGAAGTAACAACCTACGCAGATGACATATCAGCAAATAACTGTATTACCAACTGGTTGCAGAATGTATCCAACTCAGGTACTCTCTATAATAACGGTAGTGCAACCTATCCGACCAATTCAGCAAGTGGTATACCAACCGGATGGACGGAGGTTGGTCCTACACCTTCTACATATACCATCACCGCTACCGCCGGTTCAAACGGTTCAATATCTCCATCCGGTTCTGTTTCAGTTAACGCCGGTTCAAGCCAGACTTTCACAGTAACTCCGGATAGTGGTTATGAGGTTGACACTTTGACTGTGGACGGTTCGACTGCAACCTTGACTAACAACACATATACATTTTCGAATGTTCAGGCCGACCATACTATTTCGGTTACATTCAAACTTCCGGACTTGACAGATTACTTCTATATTGAGAACACATATTCGGGTACCAATACCGTAACTCTCACTACTTCAAAGAGTGCATCCCCAAACCCACCATCAGGTACTTATGCAACATCAGTTCAATATTCGAAAGATAAGAATAGTTGGACTACTCTGACTTTGACAGCCGGTGGAACCAATACTATCACGCTTGCTGCTGGAGAGAAGGTTTATTTTAGAAACGATAGTGGTAAGTGGAGTTATGTTAATAAGTATAATCAGAGTTATATTAACCAATACTTTACAAATCGCTTTAATATCAATGAAACATATAAAATCGGAGGAAACATAAATACACTTCTTAAATACACAAACTTAAATAGTGTTTCGTTAAGTCAAGGTTGTTTCTCTGAATTGTTCTCTAACAATAGTAAACTGACTGACGTAAGTGATTTGAGTTTACCTTCGACTACACTTGCACAGTATTGTTATATGAATATGTTCAGAGGTTGTACTTCCTTGACTTCTGCACCTACATTACCAGCTACAACACTTGCAAGTAATTGTTATGAGGCTATGTTCTACGATTGTACTTCCTTGACTTCTGCACCTACATTGCCGGTAACTACACTTGCACAAAGTTGTTATAGCAGTATGTTCAGCGGTTGTACTGCATTGACTTCTGCTCCAACATTACCAGCTACAACACTTGCACAAAGTTGTTATAGCAGTATGTTCAGCGGTTGTACTGCATTGACTTCTGCTCCGGTACTTCCTGCAACCACACTTGCAAATGGTTGTTATTATGGTATGTTCGGGAATTGTACTTTGACTTCTGCACCGGCGTTACCAGCAACCACACTTGCAAGTAATTGTTATAGTTATATGTTCCGTGGCTGTAATTCATTGACAACGGCTCCGGTACTTCCTGCAACCACACTTGCACAGTATTGTTATGAGAGTATGTTCAGTGGTTGTTATCGAGTCAATGAAGTAACCACCTATGCTGATGACATATCCGCTACTAATTGTACTTACAACTGGTTACAGAATGTGGCCGCTACCGGTACTTTCCATAATAACGGTTCAGCAACCTATACTCCTAATTCAGCATCAGGTATACCAACCGGATGGACGGAGGTTCTTCCTTCAAAGACCATCACCGCTACCGCCGGACAGAACGGTTCAATTTCACCTAGTGGAGCGGTGACAGTAAATGTAGGTTCAGACCAGACATTCACTTTCACACCTGATACGGGCTATGAAGTCGATACTGTGACTGTTGACGGTTCGACAGTAACTCCAACCAACAACACGTACACATTCACTAATGTTCAGTCCGACCATACTATTTCGGTTACATTCAAGGTTCAGACCTTCACCATAAACGCAATATCAGAGGCTCATACCATAGTCAATCCGTCAGGTCTTATTACTGTAAACTACTCTGCAAGCCAGACCTTCACTTTCACTCCGGAAATTGGCTATGAACTCGACAAACTCTATATTGACGGTGTTGAGACTGCCTTCTCCGGTAGTTCATACACATTCACTAATGTTCAGGCCGACCATACGCTTGAGATAACCTCGAAGTTGATGACCTTCTCCATTGAGGCAACCTCGTCAGAAGGAGGTTCTATCACACCAGACGGAACTGTAACGGTTGACTATGACGATGACGCTACCTTTGAGATTACACCGTCAACGGGATACCTCCTCTGGGAACTCCTCGTTGATGGAACAGACAAGAAGGATGAACTTGTGGATAACACCTACACTTTCGAAAATGTAACTGCAAACCACACAATTCACGCAGTCTTCGATGACATCTATCTGATTGTTTCAGTCACCTCAGGTCCTAACGGTTCTATAACTCCTACCGGTGATGTGGAAGTAATCTACAACGGAAACCAGATATTCAACATCACTCCTAACGAGGGTTATGAAATCGACAAGGTTATGTTGGACGGAGTTGATGTAACGGATGATGTCGAGGACTTCAACTACACTATGAGGAACATAGTCGAAAACCACATTCTCGAAGTTTCCTTCAAGGAAACCTACATACCTGAACCGAAAGGATTCAACCTCACCGGAATGAAGAACACCGACTATGTAAAGCAGTACAAAAAGTAATATTCCACTTTGAATAATAAAAGGCTCTCTGCCACAACGGAGAGCCTTTTTTGTTGAAGGATTTTGCATATACTTATAATAAACAAATCATTTCGAAAATGTCAGAAAAGGATATCGATATAAAAATTAAAATAGACGCATCGTCAGCCGAAAAATCCACCGAAAACTTCCGAAAAAGAGTAAAGGAGTTAAAGGATGAAATGACGAGACTCCAGCTCGCCGGAAAAGAGAACACCGCCGAATATGCAGCTGCAGCTAAGGAGTTGGGTCAACTCACTGACGCAATGGGAGACACTTCCGCTCAGGCCCGTATCCTCTCTAACGACTTCTATAAGCAGCAGGTGGCTATGGAGGGACTTTCTGTGGGATTGAACGTATTCTCCGGACTGACACAGGCGGCCGCCCTGTGTGGAGTGGAGAATGAGGACTTGCAGGAGACCCTTGTCAAGTTGCAGGCCGCACAGAACCTCGCCAACACAGCGATGAACATATCAAAGGCGCTGAATAAGGACACCGCCCTTATGACAGCCCTCAATTCATTGAAACAAAAACTTCTTACAAAGGACATACAGGACCAGACGAAGGCACAGATTGCACTGAACGCAGCGAAGAAGGGGGCGATAGGTATTTTAGTGGCGCTGTCGGCCGCAGTAGTCGGACTTGCAATAGCCTATGTAAGGGCGAAGGACTCAGCCACCGCCCTCAACAGGGAACTTGAAAAGAAGGCGAACGAATCCATTGCAGATACGGCCGTGAAAGTCCGTACCCTCAAGGACGGATGGGATGAACTAGGTGACTCATTTGAGGCGAGAAAAAAGTATATAACAGACAATGCAGACGCACTTGAACAACTAGGTCTCCACTTCAACAACGTAAACGAGGCTGAAGAGTTTTTCCAAAAAAATACGGAGAAGTATATAGAGGCACAGAAACAGAGGGCGAAGGCCGCCGCCGCTATGGAGATGGCGAGTGAACTTTATAAAAAGCAGTTACAGAATGAAACTGACTTGAATGCTATGCTGTCCGAAAACGCAAGTACATGGCAGAAGATACAATTGGCGGCATTAGGTGGTGCAGAAACAGCACAGAATACCGCTCAGGCGATGAACAACGCCATTCAGTCGGAGATAGACAAACTCTATGAGTTGAAGAAGACTGCTGAAGACACCGCCTCGACACTTGAAAAGGGAATAACCGGTTTCGAAACTCCGGACCAGAAGAAGGCGAGGGAGGAAAAGGAGAAGGCCGAAAAGGCGGCCGCTGAAGAGTACAGGAGACAGAGGAAAACCGCTGAAGACGATGTTAACAACTTCATCAAGAGGAAGAGTGACGAGAGAGTCAAGAGGGAGAGGGACATCAATAAGGAAACGCACGAGGGAAGACTTCAAAACCTCAAGGCGGAGTATGATGAGACCGAAACAATATTCGACAGCCAGATTGGGAACGCTGAAAAACTATTCGGAAAGGAGTCCTCTCAGGTTGAAGAGTTGAAACAGCTGAAAATAGACGCACTGACCGACATCCACAACAGAAGACTTGAAGAGATAGAGAGTGAGGTCGAAAGACAGAAGGAACTTGAAAATAAGAACGAAGAGAACAAGAAGGCTGACCAGAAGAAGGAGGATGATGAGAAGAAGAAGGCCGAACAGGAAGGTCGTGACATTGAACTTGCAAAGGTCAAGGGAAGACTGGCGGCGGCGAAGGAGAACTCTGAAGACTTCTTCAAGTTGAAACAGGACGAGTTAAGGATAGAGACCGAAAACGAGATTGCAGAACTTCAGTCAAAATTCGACAATGAACTTATATCCTTCGACCTCTTTGAAGCTGAAAAGTTCAGAATAAGTCAAGAGTATCTCCAGCAGAAGGAGGAACTTGAAAGGGAAAGTCAGAAGGCCATCAACGAGGAGGCGATAAACCTCTGGAGTGAGAGACTTGACAGGATGGGTGAATTGCAGAACGCCTTCTCCGATATGGTGACCGCACTTCAAGACGCCGAACTTGCAAACGCAGAAGGTGATGAGAAGAAACAGGCGGAGATAAAGAAGAAATACGCAAGGATGCAGTTTCTTTCGAATATCGCCTCCATAGGTATCAACACCGCAAAGGGTATCGTAGCGGCATGGGCGTCCGCTATGGAACTTGCATTCCCTTACAATCTGGTTGTGGGTGGTATGCTGACCGCTATGCTCGCCGCTACCGGTGCAGCACAGTCAGCGAAGGCACATAGTGAGATGAACAATGTGTTGAAGGCCGAACAAGGTGGTCAGATTAAAGGAAAGTCCCACAAGAACGGAGGTGAACGGGTCGGAGAGAGTAACCTCGAAGTCGAGGGTGGTGAATATATCGTAAACAGAAGGGCTACTTCTGCATTCTTACCGTTGTTGGAGGCTATCAACTCATACTCCGGTAACTCTGCACCGAAAATGACACTTGCAAGCAACCAGCCCACTTCACTGACAACGATAGACCAATCTGTCATCAAAGACATAGTGAAGGAGACCGTTCAGGGTGTCAGTGCAATTCCTGTCGTCGTAACAGAACACTCCATCACGAGGGCACAGAGGAATGTCCGTACAATAGAGACATCAGCTATCCTCTAACGATAAATAAAACATCTGTAAATCAACGACATCTTTCCATTGTTGAAGGGTGTCGTTGATTTTTTATACTCTCTATAAAGAAAACCTTTAAGTTATGCTTACAATAGAATTATTTCCACAGGATACAGATACATTGACTGATGTTTCTCTCGTAAAGGAACCCGCCATCGAGGTCGATTTCCTTATGTTTTCAAAAGAGAAGAAGACATATTGTTTCTCCTCTGACGAGAAAATGATTTTGACCGGTCCGGCGCTCATCCCTAACCAGAAAATCTATCGTAGGGACGGTGAAAAGGAATATGAGATATTTTTCAGTGAAGATACCGTCAGGACAATTTCCCAGCAGTTTCTACAAAATAACAAGAACCACTCCTTCACCCTCGAACACGGGGACAAGACTGATGATGTCTGTGTGATTGAGAGTTGGCTGGTCGAAGACCCTGACAACGACAAGGCGAAGTCTCTGGGACTTGATGTTCCGAAAGGTACGTGGATGTTGAGTGTCAAGGTCAACAGTCCGGAATTGTGGTCTCGTATCAAAGAAGGTGAGTTTCAAGGATTTAGTGTTGCAGGTCTATTCCGTCAAGAAACAGAGGAAGAGAAAGTCATAAGGGAGGCTGAGGAGTTCATTCAAAATCAAGATTAAAATACTTATAAGAAAAGAGCTTATGAAGGCATTAGATAAATTGAAAGTTTTGTTGTCTATTGTGAAAGGCAAGTTCAGTGAAGTAGAGTCTGACGGAATCAGGATTTACTTCGACGGTGAAGAACTTGTAGTCGACACAGTAGTCTATGACGAAGAGGGAAATCCAATTCCGGACGGAGAATACTCTGACGGAGAGAAAGTTTATGTAATCAAAGACAGTAAAGTAGTTGAAATAAAGGAAAAAGAAGTTGAAAAGGAAGTTGAAGAGGAAGAAGTTGAAAAAGTTGAAAACGCTTGTGGAGACGAAGAGAAGAAGAAAGTCGAGGCGGCTGAAACAGAAACTGAAACTACTGAAACTGAAAAAGAAACTACTGAAAAAGAAACTACTGAAACAGAAACTCCAACTGATGGACCTACTGTTGACGAAAGAGTATCGACCCTCGAAACAAGAATTGACGAAATGCAGAAAGGCATCGAAGACCTCTTTGCAGTCATAATGGAGATGAAAGAGAAACAGACAGAAGTCGAGAATAAGAACGAAGAGATAATTCGTGAGTTCTCCGCTATTTCAAAATCACCTACAGCTGAGTCAATCACGAAGGACAATTCAAGCAAAATATACAACGAAACAAAAAGTATCAGTGATAAACTGAACTTCTTGAAAAACAATAAATAATAAAATTAGATAACTATGGCTTACGGTTTTAATTTAGACAAATTCAAAGACACTGATTTCGTAAATGAATTAAGTGCTATGACTGGCGAATTTTTCGCTATCGGAAGAACTATCAGTTTGGTAGACATCCTTCCTAACAACAAGAACAAGGAGAGTTTGAATCAGTTCACAAACGACATTACGGTTCAGGATAACGCCGCTTGTTCATTCAATCCTAACGGTGCAGTAAACTTACTTCAGAAGTATGTTGAAGTAGTTCCAAAAACCGTACAGGACCGCCTCTGCTACAAGGATTTGGAAAAGACTTATCTCGCTATGATGATGAGGAATACTGAAATCCCATTTGAAAGACAGTTGGCTGACAGCTATGTCAACAAAGTAAGACGCTACATCGAAATCTTCCTCTGGAACGGTGACGGTACTTACGAAGGACTTGTTGAACAGATAGCAGACGACACTGATGTTATTGACGCATCCGCTGAAGTTGAGGCCGCTTCAACCGCTATGGGCAAGGTAAAGGCTATGATTTCAAAGATGAACGCTGACATCCTTGAAAGTGACGATTTGAGAATTTTCTGTCCTACTACTTTCTATTTGCAGTATGTACAGGAACTCATCGACGCCAACAAGTACTTTATGCCGGAAAAATACAACACCGGTGATGTAAACGATGAGGACATCCTCATACCGGGTACAAGAGTAAGACTTACCCCGGTTTTGGGTCTTGACAAAATCGACAATGTAGAGAAGGCTGACGGTGAATTCCTCGTATTGACCTACTCGAAGAACCTCGTTGCATCATTTGACGGTGTGAGCGGTGAGACTGAAAGGTTCTCAATGTTGGTTAACCCGTACAACGCTAACTCTCTTGACATTGACATCCAGTTCAAGATTGGTTCGGCATTCCACTGGGGAGACAAGATAATCAAGGGTTTCACTACAGTTAGTGCATCTTAATTATCATAAATAACACGGGGAGGTAGATTGAACCCTCCCCATTACAAAGAAAAAAATAAAATTAGAATAATATGGCTACTTCATGCTTATCAGTTACTTCAGGATTCTGTGGCTCTCTTTGTAGAAATTCAGCCGGTGGTGTTAGTCGTTTCTACATCGCTAACATAAGTGATGTTGACCCTTCTACTATAACTACTGACGAAGACGGAGCAATCACAGAAATGGAAATCGACACATTGTACTGCTATGTGCCATTTGTTGACTCTGCAAACTTTACTGAAACAATCAATGTTACACCGGAAAACGGAACTTGTTCATACGAACAGGTTGCAAATATGGTTTTGGGTGCTAACACACAGAGTTTGAGAAACATAGTCGCTGAATTGGGTGGTGCAAGTAATATCATAGTTATTGTTCTCGACAACAATGACAGATACTGGTTGATTGGCGACCCAACAGGAAAGAGAGTTACCTACCTCTCAGGTGGCGACTCAAATTCGGGTACTGCATTTGGCGACCGTAACGGTTGGAACCTCAACATCACTTGCAAGAACAACAAACCGGCTGTTGAGTTGAGACCTGACCAGGCTTCAACCTTGAAGACAGCTATCGCAAGTGCAGACGCTGTTTGTGATGGTCGTGTAGAATCTTAAAACGACGATTTCTGAAAAAATAAAGGTCAGCTCCCCGCTGACCTTTTTCTATTTATATTTCCAGATGTAACCTTTGTAGGATTTGAGTTTTTCATTACAACATTCTGCTATATGACTATGTTGAAATCCCAAAACTCTTTCAACTTCGTTTGCAGAAGACCACTCTTGAATGAACCTACCTATTTTTGAAAATTGAAGTACGGGTTTCGAAAGTGCTTCACTTATCCTCCGGTTACGGGTTCCGTAATTAGAGTTTTCTATAGCAGTGGTCCATTCGAGGTTTACCACTCTGTTGTCAGTTTTATCCTCATTCTTATGATTGACTTGTGGTAGATTGTCCGGATTGGGAATGAAAGTAATTGCTACAAGACGATGAACTAATAACATCTTCACTTTTCCGTCTTTCCATAATTGGACTTGCAAATAACCACCTCCAATCATCAGTGGTCTCAAAATCTTCGTCTCTCCGGTCTTATTATAATTCAACGACCTCACTCTTCCTTCATTGCTTACCTCATATAAGCCCTCGTATCCCTCAACGGGTTTCCAATATTCTTCCATACTATAAATATAACAAAATCAGCAACTAATCACCGTCTTGTTAGCTTTTTGTTAAGGGAAAGTAGTATCAAACTCACTCTTATACTTAATATAAAAGACTTACTAATGACACTTTACCTAGAAATAAATGAAGAGAAGGAACTATTCTTTCCGTTCTACACTCCGGAAGATACGGTTGACTTGTTGTTCAAGAACAACCTGACCAATCGTATTTTCGAAATCTCCTTGCTGAAGTTATATCAGACTAATAGAGGTTTTTTGGCGAAGGTTATCTGTACAGGAAAGGAACGTGAACCTTATTTTGAAATAGATGATACATTCAACATCACCACATTGAACATTTCCCCTGGAGATTATAATGTTACGGGTGAGGATGTAGGTGGAGTGGCAAGAATACTTATGCTCCACATCATCGACCCTCAAAAACAAGATACATATAAAACAGACAATTCAAACATAGTATATAATGGATAATAATGAATTAAATATGATGGCTCTTCAACTTTCACAGATAAAACTACCAGAAAGTAAAGAGCTGATAACAACTAACTGCAAGTGGGTTCGTTTTGGTGATGACAACCACTTCGACTACTTCCTCCAGACATTGAAGGACGGTGCTCCGCTACATAACGCAATCCTGACCAGTAAAATACAACAGGCCTTTGCAGAAGGACTTGTCTTCGATGATGACAGGGGAAATCTCAATATGAAACTCTTTTTGTCCCACTGCAATTCAGAGGAGTCGTTGAACGACCTCTACTACAAACTTCTCTCCGACTTGATTGTGTTCGGTGCATTCTACGTGGAAGTGATATGGGACGCCTCCGGAAAACTCGCCTCACTTTATCATCTACCATACTGTAATATAAGAAGTGGTAGGATAAATCCGGAAACCCACAGAGTCGAGGAGTATTTCTATTGTGAGGACTGGTTCAAGGTCTATCAGATTGGTTATACTCCAATCAAAGTCTATAACACCGACAACAGAACGGGTAGACAAATCTTTGCATACAGAGACTATCAGGCTTTTCGAAAATACTACACTCTACCGGACTATATTTCAGCACTTGACTTCATAGCGATGGAAAGGGAAGTGGGAAACTACGGACTTTCTCTTTTAAGAAACCAGTTCAGTTCGACAGCCGTAATAAATTTCAGAAACGGTATTCCGGATGAGGAGAAACAACAGGAGATTAAGAGAAGGGTTCAGGACCAGCTCTGTGGTACGGACAACGCCGGAAAACTCCTTGTAACATTCTCACCTGATGGAGACAGTTCACCGGAGATAAACACGATACAGAGCGGAGACGCAGCCGAACAATACATCCAGTTGCAGAACACTATCCTGCAGAATGTATTGAGCGGACACAGGGTCGTATCACCTCTGCTGGTAGGTATAAGGGGAGACGGACAAGGGTTAGGAAACAACGCAAACGAGATTGAAACAGCCCATCAGTTGTTCTATTCATCTGTCATCAAGCCGTATCAGGACAAGGTTCTTAAAGTCCTCAACAGACTTATGTATTTCCTTCCTAACTATAACGGATGTGAGTTGATGGCGACAACAACTTCACCTATAACATTTACCTTCTCTGAAAACACCCTGACACAGATACTCACAGAAGATGAGTTGAGAGAAATGATAGGTTATTGCCCAAAAAACAAACCAAACGAAGAATAAGATGAAGAAAATATATTTAGTATCAGCCCAGATAGTCAAGGAGAACACTCCTATGAACTCCAACATAGATGACGCCCTCATCAACACAGCCATCTATGACGCCCAGCAGATAAACATCCAGCAGGCTTGTGGAACTATCCTCTACAAGAAGATACTTTCGTTAGTCGAGGACGGAACTATATCCGACCCCGAAAACGAAAAGTACAAGAACCTTCTTGACGAGTACATTCAGCCCGCCGTCATTTCGTGGACTTATGTCTATACTATTCCGACACTACATACAAAGGCGATGAACGTGGGTGTGGTCCAGCAGAACTCCGACAACTCAAGTTCAGCCGACATAAAGAACACACAGTTTATACTTGATGACGCCAGAAACAAGGCACAGTACTATTCAGAACTCCTGACGAGATATTTGATTACAAACTGCAAGGAAATGTTTCCGGAGTATCTCGAAAACAAGAAGTTCGATGAGACTAAACCGACAATCCATCAGTATACTTCCGGTCTTGTCCTCGATGACATCTATCCCAACCAACCACATTATAATATATTCCCAACTTATATATGGAACTAAATTATACTTACATAGACGTATTGACCGAAATCAGGTCATTCTTTCACCGTCACAAGATGGTGAACTCTTTCGTTGACAATCAGGTCTATGACTTTCAGGCGAAGGAGAATATTTATAGCGCCGTGGTGCTTGTTCCGACAACATCCACCCTCACCGGTGAAGTGGGGACACAACTCAACTTGAACTTCGACCTCTACTTCGTTGACAGGATGACGGAGGACAACGGTAACGCAAAGGATGTCTATAATGACGAGTTGAGTATCGCTCTCGATTTCGTGGCCTATTTTTCGAATAGGAACAGAAAGTGGAATATCTCCACCGAAAGTGTGACACTTGAACCGTTTGAACAGAAGTTCGATGATTTGGTCGGAGGATGGAGACTGTCTTGTTCGGTCTTACTTCCATTTAGAAAAAATGTATGTGACATACCGTTAGAAGATGTTGATTGATAAACTATACCATTCTTGCAGTGAACTTTCAATGAAGGCCACGAAGGGTATGAACTCCATCCTTCGTAAGACCCTCATTCCACCTATTAACCCGACCGGCATCATTTCACAGACCGGAATAGATGTCGAGAAGAAAGGTGATGTCATCACTATTCAGACCCATTTCCCAGACTACGCCTGGTTCGTCGAGAACGGCCGTAAGAAAGGAAATCCCCCACCCATTGAACCTATAAGGGAGTGGTGTGAGTTGCATCATCTACCTGAAGGAACAGAATGGGGTCTTCGTAGAAAAATAGGTTTGAGAGGTACAAAAGGACATCACTTTATGGAACCTCTCCGCCGTATGCTTGAAATGATACAGAAGACTTTGAGGACTATTTCTGTTACGGAGTTCAAGGCTGAATATCGTGGTATCATCTATGACGGTACTGAAGTGATGAGGGATATGACGGTTACCCTCTAACCATAAATAAAATAAAAAACTATGAATAGACTTATCGTAAGTTTGACATCCTACGGAGCCAGACTGGGCTCCACTGCACCAAAAGCTATCAAATCCCTTAACTCTTGTCTCGACTACAAACCAGACCTAATAGTACTTTACGTAGCTGAAGGAGACAGAGATTTGGTTAAAAACCAATTCAAAAATTTTAAGAACCTGTCAATCAGATATTGTCCAGACTATCGTTCTCACAAGAAGTTTCTGGCTTGCACAGAGAAAGAGTTCATCTCCGATTACATTATAATAGCTGACGATGACTTGTCTTACAAACCATATTTTTTCCAGAAACTTTTCGACAAGTTCCACGAACATGAGAAAGAAGGAAAGTTCATCGTTTGCAATCGTGCCCAGCTGGTAGTCGATATGGAATACCAAAACAGGAAGTTTATCCTTCAGAACGACCCTGACGAGGGCAAGATGTTGTTCGGGTCGGGCGGTGGACTTCTAATTCCTCCAAATATAATGAGGTTCGACGAGGAACTTGTCGAGGAGGCATTCAAACTCTCTCCCCATTGTGATGAACAGTTCTATTCGGCCTACTGCATAAAGAGTGGCATCAAGACCTTCTGCACCGGCAAACCACAGCCGTTTACTCCTCTTCAACTTCCGAAAGAGGACCCGAAAGGTCTATGGGACAAATACAACTGTCGTGAAAAGGATGTTACTTTCCATAAGATTTTCGAATATTTCAAGTTGGAGATAAACGAGAAAATCTTTGTCTCCTTCACAAGCTGGAGAGCGAGGATAAACTACGCCGCTAAAGTGGTGGAGAGGATGAGGAGACAGACTTTGAAACCGGAGAAAATAATATTGACACTCTCTACTGACGAGTTTCCCGAAAAGGAGAAGGAACTGCCGGAAACACTTGTCAATATGGTCGGAGACGATTTCACTATAAGATGGGTGAAGGAGAACACATACACATTCAAGAAACTTGAACCGTTATTCTACATCCATCCGGAACACTGGGTCCTGATAGTGGATGATGATGTCGATTATCCGAAAGACTTCATCCAGACTATGTACTATTCACTGAACGGAGACGAACCGGTAACGGGTTCTTCTCTGAAAACGTGGTATAGGGAATGGAAGAATGTGGTGTCGGCTAACGGTGCATTCACTTTAATCAAACCGAAACACTGCCTCCCGTATTTGAAGGATATATTCGAGTATCTGCTCCAATTCACCACCGACATTGCATCAGACCCCATACTGACTTATGCAGTACTTATGAATAAGTTGACCTTCAAGACATCGAAGGTAGATTACAGGAAACTGCAAGCGAAATGGGACGGGAAGTACCCTATGCCTTATTCGGGTGGAAAGGAAGGTCGGGCAAGGTCGGACAGAACCCACGACTTGATACATAAATACTTTGAGGAGACAGATTTTTTCAAAAATAGAAACGAACAAGTTTAATTTTTGTTATATTTTATGTATGGAAACAGAAATTTGGAAGAAAATCGAAGGATACGAAAACTACGAAGTAAGTAATGAAGGTAGGGTGAGGTCGTTAGGAAACGACAAGACAAGGAAGACGAAGATTTTGAAACCAGGGATGGTTGGAGGTTATTTGAAAGTATTCTTATATCAAAACGGAAAACAGAAGATGTTTTTAGTTCATCGTCTTGTAGCAACCGCCTTCGTTCCGAACATATTTTCTCTCAATGAAGTCAATCACATCAACGAAGTCAAGATTGATAACAGAGCAGAAAATCTAATGTGGGTTGACCATAAAGAAAATATCAACTATGGAAGTCGTACCCAGAAATGTTCAAAACCTGTCCTTCAATTTTCGAAATCCGGTGAACTTATCAAAGAATGGCCTTCTGCAAACGAAGTCGAGAGATGTTTAGGTTTCAATCAAGGCGGAATTTCAATGTGTTCCTTAGGAGAAAGGAAATCCTACAAAGGTTTTGTTTGGAAATATAAATGAGATTTTTCGTTCATACTTTATTCATATTTTTTATTTCTTTTTATTATTAGACCCGCCCCCAATAAGGCGGGTTTTTTTTTGTCGTATTGAAAAATTGCTTTACCTTTGCGGGGTGATTTTTCAACTTATAGAAAAACGGTCTTTGCAACCACTTGAAAATCAGATATGAAAATTATTCATTATCTATAATAAATAGTTCTGATATTCAATAAGTTGCATTTTTAAAAATTACTAAATAGTTGATATACAAGACCGTTTTCAACGAGTTGTTTCAACTGCAAAATTAGTAATTTTTAGATATATGGAACAGATTTTTTTGAACGAAAGTTGCAAGTTTTATTGCAGAACGACAAAGGGGAGAAAACCGGTCCCCGTTTACGCTAACATCAAAGTAATGTGCAAGAGGTTTGTCATACCTACGAAGACGAAAGTCATACCGGAACAGTTCAATGTAAGGAGACAGACGGCCGTCATCAGCAACCTGTTTCCGGAACTCGACAACATCAACAACAGGATAGTGAACGACACTTTGAAGTCGTTCCTTGTCAAGTTCGATGAAATGGTCCTGACATTGAAAAATAATCCGGACAAACTTGCTGACATCAGTGAAATTATTCGTAGTTTTGCACCTATGAAGAAGAAGGAAATCACAAAGAAGTTCACCGACACACTGGAATATATTCTCAACCACGAGCTTGAGAGACAGTTGAAGGAACACAAAATCACTGAAACGTGGGCGGTCACGAAGAAGTCCAACATCAAGAAGTTCGTTGATTACATCAAGTTGAAGAAACTCTCTGATGACTGGTCGGTACTATCCAACAAGACTTTCAACGACTATAAGGACTATCTCCTAAATGAGTGCAGGACCAACAAGGGTGACAGACTGAAAATATCGGCTATCAATCAGGCTCTCTCAACCTTGAAGGCGATTACCACAGCGGTGAACGAAAGGGAAGAACACCCCTTCGTTGAGACATCGAGGTGGAAACTGGCGGACAACAGGTTGACCATCGAGGAGCAGAAGAGTTATAATGTCGTGTTCGGAGAAGATGAACTTCAGAAGATAATGGACTTGAAACTCGAGGGGACGGAGGCTGTCATAAGGGACTTGTTCGTGTTCGGATGTCAAGTCGGTCAACGCCCCACCGACTGTGTAAGGATATTGAAGGGTGAAGGGAAAAGGATGGTTTCTAACGGTATCGACATAATCAGTATACTCCCCCACAAGACAAGGAAGACCAACAAGAACGCCTTCATACCTCTATTTAATATTGAACTCGTCGATAGTCTTATGGAGAAATTCGAAAACAACGAAGACTACAAGGACTTCATCAACAAGAAGGACACACAAAGGAACTCCCTCAACTCAAAATATATAAAGAGCATATTCAAGAAGGCCGGACTTAACAACGAAATAGAAGTCACTGAACAGAGAGGTACGGAGGTGGTCACCGTTACCAAAACACAGGACGAGACCGCCCACATCTATCTGTCCAGACACTACTTCATCACACTCTGTTTCATCAACCATATTCCGGCGGAGACTGTAATAGAGATAACCGGTCACACGACCACCAAACAGGTAAACGACACCTACTCCCATCTGTCAATCGAACAGAAGGCCGACAGACTGACGGTGAACGAGAGTTTGAGAAAGATGGTCGGGAAGAAATCGAAGAAGACAATCGAATTTGAAAAGGAACTGTTTCTGAAAGAAGAAATAGACTACGGAAAACTGAAAGACGAGGAGTGGAAAACACTTAAATCTCTTGAATAACCGGAACCGCCCCAATAAGGCGGTTTTTTTATCCTTCGTTCCATAAATACTTATAGAAAAGAAACAAACATTTTTTATGAGTATTACAATATCAAACCCAACATCACCGGAGGGATGGGTACCATCCGGAAATGATATAATATATAAAGTACTCTCAACGGAGGCGGCTCAGCCTAACTTCGCCTATCTGATTGATGTCTATGTAAACTCAAATAGAGTAATTCAGTTGAGACAGATACCTATAAATCCGACAGAGAGAGTAAATGTAAATATCGCCAACATCGTCAGGAACTACATTTCAGCCACTATGCCCGCAAGCTGGTCACAGTCTCTTGTACCTAATGTAGCGGAGGCCTACATAGTCGTTACGGAGTACTACAACGGACAACCCTACGCCACCACCACATCAGTACCGGTGAGGGTGTGGGACGCAGCCGCACAGTTTCAGGATGTGAAGAACGGAGTTGACAGGTACATCAGAAACTTCGTTCCTTACACTGCCGGTTCAGTGCATACTGACGGCCGCTATCTGGCATATCACGACTCCTGTAAAATTTCTCCGTTTGAAAGGCACGAGTCAGAATCAAGGGCGACCGTTTCAATCAACCCCTTCACAACCCCTATGTATCAGATAAACTGGAACGTACCACAGAATATTTCTTTCTTTGTAAAGGACGGATGGGGAGTAACTAACCCGTTTGTCGGATGGATAGTTCTCGCCGGATTTAACAGTAAGGGAGTTATGATTAAGAAATTCTGTGTGGGTATTATAAACGACACTACTATGGGTAAGACCATATACAGCCCTTCAGTAAGACTATGGTCGGGAATGGGTGGCAATTACACTTATAAGTACGGTCTTCCGGATGTTCAACTCGATGACTTCTCCGACTGTGCATATGCTATGCTCTACACCACCACCGGACAGCCGACAACCTCTGTTACGCTGGGAGACACACTTTCATTGAGACCGGTATGTTTCGAAATAAATCACTGCAAGGAGAGCTACTCCGTACTATACAAGTCATACGAAGGAGGATGGGGTCAGATGTTGATGAACAAGAAGACTGAAAGTAATGTTACAACCGAAACCACAACGAAGGACAACATCAATCCTACCACGTGGGACACCACTTCAAGGCTGATTGATACGGTGAATGTCAAGGCACAGGGCAAGTGGACCCTGAACACCGGATGGATTGACGGACAGAAGTTCAAGGATGTGGAGGACTTGATAATGTCACCTGAAATCTATATAGTACACCAGCCCGACAGTTCAGTGAACGACACTACCAAAATAGAGTACATCCCCGTACAACTTGAGAACAACGACTATGTAGTAAGGGAGACAAAGAATGTCAATTTGAGGAACTACGAGTTGAAGTTCACAGAGTCATTTTACAGAAACACAGTAAGAGAGTAATATGAGAAAGACAAGACTATTCATTAAGGTAAACAACAAGTGGGAAGAAGTAGAACTGTTCGAGGACATTATCATTCCCGTAACATTGAAGGTGATGAACCTCAAGACTTTCGGACAGAAATCCGCCTCATACAGTTCTGATATAGAGATACCACACACTTCACATAACTCACAGGTTTTCGGGCTTATCGAGGAACTGAACACATACAACGGAACTTTCGAATTGAGCCGAAACTACGAGGCATATATTGAGGTTGACGGAGTAACCACATTCTCCGGTCAGTTTCTGTTGAAGAAAATCTACAAGAAAAGAAGTGGAACATACATCTATTATGTCGGTTCACTCTATTCCAATTCAAAGAACTTCATCGACCGGTTAGGCAACTACACCCTGACCGGTAACGACGACGCTGACGAGGATTTGGATTTCTCTGAATACGATACACTGGCGGCCGATATGCAGCTGGCGAACTTCGTTGACAGACTTCAGAGTTTCGACACCGGAGGTTATGACTGGGGTCTTACTCTGATAGACAAGACCAACAAGGCCGCTGAAGGTTTCAGCACCCTGACCGGAAGACAACAGTGGTATACTGACGAATGTACTCCATACCTCCATTCGATAGAGATTTTCAACAAGATAATGTCGAAAACCGGCTACAGATACACATCAGAGTTTTTGTCGGGAGACGGTTCGAACTACTTGACACAAGACCCCCGCTGGGCTGACACTATGGGTAAGTTCAATGTATACCAGATGATTTATCCGTATATGAAATTTAACGGAAATATGCACCTGACCGACAACATAACCAACTCCGTATCACAGAGAGACCCTTCGACCGCCTCCTGCATATACTCAAGCCAATTCTACAATGAGTCATCTCTTGAATACAACCAGCTACTGTCGTGGTCTCCTAATTTCAATTCAAACGATTTCACGATTGTCAACACGGGAACTACATCTACATTGAACGACTATTATTTCACAGCCCCAAAAAACGGATACTACAATGTGAACTGGAACTTGAACCTTTCAGTAAAGATAGATATGAGGTACACATGGAACGACGGTCTCGCCGGAGACCCCACATGGGAGTTCAAATGCAACGGACGTAAACAGTACACTGTCTATATCGGAGTTGAGAAGAACGGTAGAATAATAGGGACATCCATTCAGGAACAAGGCAGAATAGAGGGTCAGTATTACATTACACAGGCTGTTTCACCTCTGACCGGACAACAGGAGGGACAAATTGAGATAAAGTCGGGAACTGTCAAGTATCAGAACAAGTCACTGTGGCTACAGGAAGGTGATGTCATAAAACTCTACTGCTGGGTGGAGATACCGGTCAAGTACCAGAACTACTCTGAAGAGAGTGGTTTCGTGACATACTACTGTTTCTACCGTACCATGGGTGAGGGTGAGGCACAGATAATCAGAAACTACTATCCGAAATATATCGAGGTGCAGATTACCGGTGGCGGAGACCCGATTATAGAGAACACTCTGAATGACGGATTCTACGAAGGAAACGACTTCTATCCGACTGCAATTCTAAACCCCAAAACGACCAAATTACAGTATGTCCAGAACTTTATGAAGGCATTCAACCTCTATATAGAGGATGTGTCCGGAAAGATGAACTATAAGACCGGAGAGTATTACTTACCCAACACTTTGAGGATAGAACCCTATGAACTCTACTACAATCCGGATGTACAGTATGGTAGCAATGTAAAGGACTGGACCGATAAGATAGACTGGGAGAGTGTCGAGTACAGGAGAGTTGACGAGTATCTGGCCAACATCCAGTATTTCACGAAAATTCAGAACGGAGACTACTACAACGCAGACTACAACGACACTTATGCCCTTCCATACGGTAACAGGGAGGTCGTGGGACCGTACTGCACCTCTGATGACAGGAACGAGATTGAACTGAAGGTCTCATCCACATTGTGTGGTATAGTCAATTCCGACACTGATGTACTTCAATGTCCGAAAGTCTTTACACTTGACAATAACAACGTGGTGCAGACGAAGAAGGACTATGCTGACGGTATGTTCTTCATATGGAACAACAATATGGGTGCCAACACGACCGGCCGTACAAACTATACGGTACAGGTGCAGAGCCGTTTGAGTACTATCAGGAATACCAATATCACACAGTACTATTGTGCAGACACATTGAATGCAGGATACGGAACGGACACAGCCAACCTGAACTGGGGACCGACCGAAAACTGGTTCCAGAACTGCAAGAACACAACTCCTTCCAACAACGACCTCTTCAACGCATTCTACCGTAAGTTCTACAACGATATGACGGCGGTGGACGCAAGGGTTATGGTGGCCGACATTCACCTTAATTCACTCGATGTGGCGAATTTCCAGATGTCAGATATTATAATAATAGACGGTACGAAGTGGAGATGTATCGAAATCAAGGAATGGAAGAACGAGGATGAACCGGCTGAAATCACACTTGTAAAGATACTTCCTGAGGAGAGTGTTCCAACCCGTAACACTGTACAAATACGACCCAGAGTCTATCAGACGGAGGCGAGACCTTTGAGTTCGATAGCTATTGCAAAAGAAGTTTCGAGAATTTAATTTTTTGTTATATTTATATTATAAAGAACATTATTTTCTATCCATTTTTTCATTTTTCATAATAAAGTTTTGCCGGTGGGAGTTCCTCCCGCCGGATTTTTTTTTCAAAAATATTCTTTGCATAAATATACATATACACGCCAATTCTATAAGATGATTTTAACGAAAGAATTATTAGATGAGAATATTAGGAAAAAATACAATAAATGGAAAAGAGACATTTTGAGACTTCTGACCTCTGACGAGGAGGAGGCGACAGATATTCTCAATGACTTGATAGTTACACTCTACAACCGTATTGAGGAAGTAGGTTTCATCGAAGTGAAGAACCTCGACGGATACATTCACATCGCCACCCGTTATTCGAAAACATCGAAGACATCAGCCTACCAGAGATTAAGGGGAACCAACAGGGAGTATACTTCGTTAGGTGAGGCTCTCAATCTACCCGATACACAGGATACTTATGAAGAGATACACTGTTTTGCAGAGGTGAAGGACTGTCTTGACGAGTCCGACTTCAGCTGGTGGGAAAAGGAAATATTCCTACGAAAGAACCTCGAAGGAAAGTCGAAGTCACAGATGGCTGACGAGATTGGGATAACAGAAGGCCAGTTCAACTATCTCTACGAAAAAGTGAAAAAATATCTAAAAAATAATTTAAAATTAAAGGACAATGAGCAAAAAAAGTAAAAAAACTGAAGAAACTCCCTTGTTAGAAGAGACTTCATTGATAGAAGAACCCGTACCTGTCGAGACTGACGAACAGAAGGCTGTCAAGGAGTTCTGCAAACTGTGGAACGGACTGAAAAACCACAATATAATAACTGACGAGGATGCAAGGACCATCCATAAGTTGTGGCAGACGGTGGCCAAACGGACCGACTTCTATGTGAACTGTGGTGTGTGCAGTCTCAATCACATCAAATACTTAAAGAAAAAGGCTGCTCAATATGGCTACGAATGCAGTAAGTAAGATAATAAAGTTAAGCAAGGACGAGACTATCCTCTATTATGACGATGTAAATGAGGTTCTCTATATGCTCTCCCCTTATAAGACAATCTACAAGTACAAGGATGTCACACCTTCGATGTGGAGTGTCATAACAATGGGGGACAAGGATTTCCTCGACTCACTTCTGTTGACATCTCCGTTCACAGTAGTGAAGAGGATACCTTCAACGGCCACTCTCACCTACACCCTGCCGGTACCTACTGTGACTATGTATTCAGTAAACAGTAGTAATGTGGCATTCGCCGGATATGACGAGGAGAAGAGGAGACTTTATGTCGAGTTCAACTCCGGTGATGTATACGAGTACTACGATGTTGAACCGGAGGTGTGGTCGGGTATGCAGAAGGCCGACAGTAAGGGAAGTTTTCTCCACTGGTTCATCAAGATAAATGATTACCGTTACAACAAGGTTTCCGGATATGTGGGACTTGACTATACGGGAGAACCTATGGAACCAAACGCCGGAGAACCTCATCCGGATGGATACATGACCGGTTTTTAATATGAAATTTCACTATAAAAGGCGACCGTCAGCATACGAACACTACCGACAGACACACCCGAATACTGTGTTTGTTGGTGCTGAACTGACTGAAATGCAGAGCAAAATAGTCGAAAGGATAGTCAATGCAAAAGACGAGAAGTATTTTATCTGGTGTTCGTCACGCCAGAGTGGAAAGTCGTTTTTGTCACTTCAGATACTTCTCTACTTTGCATTGAACCGGAAGAACTCTGTATCGATGTTCGTGTCGATGACTTACTCTCAAACGGAGAAAGTGTTCAACGAACTGATACGAGCGATAAAGGACTCCGGAGTAATCAAGTCTTACTCGAAGGCCTCCCACGAGATAGAATTGATAAACGGAAGTCAAATTCTTTTCAAGAGTTATACAAACCCAGACTCATGTCGTGGATATTTCATTTCAAGTGTCCTTGTAATTGACGAGGCGGCATGGCTGAACGATGGTGATTTCGAAAAGATATTTCTACCTATGTTGCAGAACCACAGGGACTCCAAATGTCTTATAATCTCATCTCCACGAGGTTGCAACTGGTTTTATAAATTTTATCAAAGAGGTCTGAAAGGACCACGACAGACGAACAAGTCAGTACTTTCATTCCGTTCAACATACCTCGACAACCCGTTTTGCAACAAGGAAGAGATAGAAGACTTGAGGAAGGTGATTCCGGAGAATATATTCAAACAGGAGTTCGAGGCACAGTTCATCTCTAACGCTATGTCGGCTTTTGGTGACTGTTACAAGAAATGTACGGAAGTGTATAATCTGAACTCTCTTGAACCGACAAAGGCCGACAAGTACTACGCAGGTATTGATGTTGGTCGCAACGAGGACTATAGTGTCCTTACGATTATGAGTTCCCTCACCGGCCGGATAGTGGATATAGTCAGAATACGCCAAACTTCGTATGAGAATATAGTAAACGAGTTCGTCAAGCACATAAAGAAATGGAACCCCGTATCGGTACTCTGTGAAACAAACGGCATAGGAGATGTTTTTTACGAACTTTTGCAGAAGAAACTGGCTGATTTGAACATTTTCACATTGAAATCTTTTACGACCACAAATCAGTCTAAAAACAACATTGTAGAGGGTCTTAAACTTTCGTTTGAGAACGGAGAAATCGTCATACCTGACCAGATTGAACTGATTGACGAACTTGACAGTTTCGAATGCAATTATTCAAGGACAGCTCACGCAGTGGTTTACGGGGCAAGGAGCGGGAAACACGACGATATGGTAATGAGTCTTTGTATTTGTAACTGGGCTCGTAGAAATCATATCAACAAAGGTTCCTACGCAGTCTTGTAACGCCAGAGATAATTGTAGGCGGATTTCCTTTTACCTAAACAACATTTTGAGATATTTTCAAAAGAAAATCCCAAAACTCTATGAACTTCGTGTATAGAAGACCATTCTTTGATAAGTTCACCATTTTTAGAAAACTGAAGTACGGGTTTTGAGAGTTTTCCGTTTGTGTTCTTTTCACTCACTCTCTGATTACGGGTTCCCCAATTAATATTCTCTTTAGAGTCAACCCACATTAAGTTCTCTTCTCTGTTATCTGTCTTATCTTCGTTGATGTGATTGACTTCATTTAAACCAAACATATTCGGGACGAAGGCTAACGCTACAAGACGATGAACACTAAAATACTTCCTTTTACCGTCTTTACATAAACAAACCATCAAATAACCCTGTCCGTTATCCGCTGGTCTCAAAATCCTCTTCTCACCGTATTTCAACGACCTCACTCTTCCTAAATCTGAAATCTCGTAGATTCCCTTGTAGCCCTCAATGGGGAGCCATATTTCTTTCTTCATAAATAAAATATAACAAAATACTTATAAAAAACACTTATGAAGTTCAAGATAATTTTAATAGTAATTTCAGTAATTCTGTTAGGAGGAAATGTATTCTTCTCCTATGAATGGCACAAATCTCACAAGACAAAAAAGGAGTATTTCTCCCTTATAGAGAAACAGTCGGCCACCATAGATTCATTAGTCAACCATCCGGCGAAAAGTGTCCGTATGGAGGTTAAAATGGACCTGACGGACAAGTCGAAGTTCGAGATAAACGGAAAGAACAATTCCGGAACAATAAATGTTCCTAACGAAAGAAAATATATTCTTGAAATAGAATACGACTCAATAATAACAAGTGTAGTAAAATGAAACAGATAGCAAACATTAGTATTCCGGAGAGCTGGTCGGAAATCACAATCAGCCAGATTAAACAGTTGAAGAATGTGAAGGAGGACGCCTCAATCAACTCATATTTCTCATTACTGAAGATATTCAATCCGGCAACCGACCTATTAACGACTGACTTGAATGTAGTCATTGAGGCTGTTATGGGGGTTTCTGAAATCATCCAGCACCCACCATTACCCGGAGAGAGTACCGGAACATATAAGATAGACGATGTTGAGTACAGACTGATGGAGGTCGAAGAACTTGATTTCGGAAAGTTCATCGACTTCAACAACCTGACGGACAGTACAGACGAGTGGGATAAGGTTTCAAACCTACCACTTATCATCGCCTTGATAACAGAGGGAGTTGAAAATCCAATTGAATTTTCGAAAACACTCGAAGACAAGCTCGATGTCATCACAGGAACATCTCTATTGGTTTTTTTTTCAAAAAAGTTAATCTCCTATATGCAAGATACCCTACCCTCTTCCCACCTTACACAGGAGCAAAGAGAGAAAATAGAAAGTCTTCTGATAGTAGATTGAGTTGGATGGTATGTCTCTACAATCTATCAGGGGATGACATAAGGTTAAAAAGAGAGTGGTTGGCCACAAACGTCCTTGATGTTTTCGACCATCTGGCGGTAAGGAAATGGGTTATAGATGAACAGAACAAGGAAATACAAAAACACAGTAAAAAATGATATTTGATTTTATATTAGTAGTATTGACGGCGGTCAGTGTCGCCAACATAATCATAGAGGAATACGTGTTCGGATGGGCCAGAAAACTCATCATAAAGACGAAAATAGAGTTTCTCATTACACTCTTTCACTGCCTCACTTGTATGTCATTCTGGACGGGATTTGTCGCCGGTTTTATCGTATATGGTGTAAGTCCGTACACAATAGCGGCAGCCTTTGTAAGCAGTATTGTAGGAAAAGTAATCAAATTGTTTGAAGAATAAAAAAGGTCGGGGGAAATCCTCGACCTTTAACATATAAAATAACAATGATTATGGCACCAATATATTTATGATTGATAGATTTTAGAAATATTCGGGTCCTCTACCTTCAACAAAGACTTGTCGGGCCGATATACAAACACATCGACTTCCCTCTTCCTACGGTCTCCCCTCGACTTCTCCGTAACGCCCGACATCGTAATCTTGTTCCAGTCTGAATAGTCGTTTATGTTCCACATATAGAACACATTGTCGTTATAGAAAGTCACGAGGAGGTTACGGATGTTGAGTTTCGGATAAATATTCTTCAAACTCTCACTACTTTCAGTCAAATAGCGATATTTTTTCATAGTCAGTAGTGCATCACCGTATTGTGTTGATGAAACATTCCTTTTCTTTAATTCAAATGTCAATAGTGTATTAGTGGCTCCGTTATAGGCGGCCAAATCACAATGACAATAGTCGGCTGTTGTATGTACCCCGATATTCTTCCAATTTTTCGAAAGATAGTCGAGAAAGAAGTCTTTACTTCTATTGTCTGTAACCTCATCCGCTACAATGAAACTGTCAGTGTAAGAGGCGTCAAAAAAGTTCCAATCCATAAAAATTCTTTTTCTTTAAGAATATTTATGTGTTTTTACCGAAAAATAGTTTTCAATTTTTTTTTCATTTTTGTTGTTTTTTTCAAAAAAATGTAGTATCTTCGTTATATGAAACGAGAGATATGGTTGCC